AGCCGCCCAATCACCTTTATGTGCGATCTTAATAGCTTTGTTAATGATACTTGGTTTAACTTGTAATTCTTCTGCTACTGCCTTAACAGTTTCCTTTAAGCCTTCTGATAAATCTTCAATTTCACGAAGTACAGTACTACCTTCTGCGATTAATCGTTCTAGTTTTGCCTTTTCTTCTGCTCCGTAACTACGTCCTGACATGTAAGTCTCCTTAACTATAAGCCTATTATATACTAATTATCTCGTGAACACAACCTTTAGAGGTGGAAATGGCAAGACGAATCTTGCCATTTTATTTGATTAACCGCGGGCTATTTTAAGCCAACGAGCTAACTCGTCTGATTCAGCTAGTCCTGCATTAGTTGGAGTACCTGAAAGCTTCTGAGCAGGTGCTTCTGGTTTAGCAACCGGAGTAGTAGCCGGTGGATTTACCTTTTGACCTGGAAGGATTAAGTTTGGATTTGCCGCATATTGTGGATTTGCTTTTAATAGCTCTGGAAGTGTTGTTCCCATCTGTTGTGCAATCTTAGTTAGGTTATCACCTTGCTTAACTTCGTATGGTTGAGCTCCTGCTGGCGGAGTTGTTGTAGCACTACTTGTTGTGTCGGTTGGTTTAGCCGCTATTGTACTAGAACTATTAGGTGCAGGTGCAGGTGTTGCTACTTGACCGCTTTTAATTCTAGCTAACTCTGCTTTTATTTTTGCAACATCTTCTGCACAAGCCGGTTCTTTTTCAAGTTCGGCAATAATAGCGTTTATTTGTTCTTCTGCTTGCTGTGGTGTAATCTGTTGAGAAGTTGGCTTATCTGCAACAGTTGTCGTCGTGTCTGGAGTTGTTGGCTCTTCTTTTCCATCGCCGCTCATCATATATGCTGTACCGGCGGCCACTGCGGCCAGCAATCCAAGACCATATGCCTTCTTAGGATTCTTTTTAATCCAATTGATAATTCCGCCTGATTTAACTTCTGCTTTTTCAGCATCAGTTAATGCACTGTTTAGTGCCTTTGTTTCTAACGCTTCAATTTCTTTTGGACCTAACTTTTCCAATGCTTGCAATTCTTGGTTCAATGGCCCGTTAGCATGGAATACTGGACGATTAACACCGAGTTGGCCTTTTGGTAGTAATGTCTTAGCATCAAGCTCAACGAATTCGCCTACTTTGTTCGGATCACGACCGTACACTTTGCCATCTTTAGTCACATGATTTTTTGGATTAGCAAAATAATCTGAAAGTTGTTTTTGTTCAGCATTTAGACCATTAACAGCTTCTGCATCTCTAGTAGCTGGAACATAACCTCCTTTCTCTGCAGCCGCTGGGGCAGCTGGGGTTACTACTTTCTTTTCACCTGCTGGAGCAATTTTATTTGCTAGACGTTCTCTGGCTTTATTTGCAGTATTTCTTAATGCTTGTTTAGCGGCGTTAAGACCAAATTTTTCAGCGGCCTTTTCGGCTGCTCCTGTACCAGCTTCGTTAGTTGTTTCAGTTTCGATAAGTTGTAATCTTTGTTTTAACGAACTCATTGATTCTGTTAATGTTATATTGTTCATTTTAATATCCTTAAACACCTAGCACTTTGGCTGTTGCATCATCAAGTTTTCCTGTAACCGGTAACTTATTATCTTGTTGTACTATTTCTAAAGCCGCAGTAGTTAATGGGGTCATTTTTCCGTCAAGTTCTTTATCATTAAATCCCATTGCAGATTGTGCCTTACCTAACCTAACATCACCGCCTTTATTAGTTACTAGAGTAGTAATGGTATGATTATCTATTATATGCTCGGAACCTTTTAGTGCCCCGTATGTTGTACCTAATTCAGTACCAAGTTGAGCAGTGCCTGTAGCTAATTTTGCGGCTTTTGTTGTACCTAGTGCCGCTTTAGCACCTCTAGCTACCGCTTGACCTGCTAGACCAACTCCCGGAATTGGAAGTGCCACAGCGCCAGCTAAATTTGCGGCATCGTAAGCAGACGGATTCCAATCCTTTTTACCAATAAGTTCTTTATCACCTATTTTAAGTGCAGGTGTACTAAAGTGAATACTCGGACTACGAGCTTGTGCTTTTTCAGTTTCTTCTCTTTCTTTTTCTAGTGCTTGTGCATAAGTGTCTTTACCAAATGCACTTTTAACACCTGCTCGTATATTATCACCAGTTCCAAAACTTAGACCGTTGAGTGCTCCACGGATTGTATCTCCAGTGTCTTGTCTGCTCCACTCGTCAATTTGGTCTTTTTTTTCGAGAGTATATCCGAAGCTTTCAACTAGTGAACCAGCAATGCTAAAACTTTCTTTTACTGCTTGTTGTGCAGGAGCTGCCTTTGCCTTGACTAAATCTTCAAGCTGTGATAGTAATGTGTGTGCCTTTGCAACTTTTTCTTTACATTTAGAATTATATGCTTCTTCTGCTCTGCGCTTGTCTTCTTCAGCTTTTAATCTAGCGGCTTCTGCTTCGGCAGCTATTCTTGCGGCTTCCGCCTCATCGCCTCTACGTTTAGCATCTTCTGCTTCTTTCTTTAAACGATCAGCTTCTTCTTGGCTTTGTGTAAACTTATCCCAAAGCCATTTAAGTCCCATACCAGCACCGACTAAGACTAGAGGTGCAATTTCATCTAGTTGTTGAACTTCTTCATTTAGTTGAACAGGTTGTTGTTCAATTTGATCCATCTTAGCTATTAGTTCTTTTAAGTCCATAATCCTGTCCTAATTATTTCTTTGGTACACAGTTGGGTACTGTCTTACCACCCTTCTTTTTTGTACCAACCATTTTATAATTATCCCAGCAAGGATCATTGTCCTCGCCGATGTTCTTATCTATACCTCGACTAGCAATACCACCTTTACTACGTTTGGCAGCTAGTTCTTCTATACCGTGACGAATTTGTTCTAGGTTTTGTGCTAACCCCATAAACATTCCGCCTTTGTGTAATTGTGTAATTCTTTCCCAAGTAACTAGATCATCCGAGTCAGCCATTTGCGCTAGTTCTTTTAATTGGGCACGAGCCTGTTGAATACGACCTTTCAAACTCATTGGATTAGCTTTTTCATGTCCGTATACTACCGGATCGTTTGCATCACCAGTCATCTCAATCGGAGTTTCTTCTAATGCAGATTCTTTCATTAGTACGCGATTAGCAATAGTTTGCGCATACATTTTTAAACGTTCTTTGCGTTCTAATTCTTCTTCTGCAAGTTGTTGTGCAACTGTATCTTCAGCTTCTGAAAAATATTGTTTAAGTAATGAAGACTTTTTAGAAACAACTGGAGTTTCTACTTTAGGTTGTTGATAATGTTGCATAGCCATTTGTACAGGTAATGCAACTTTATGAGGATTAGCACCTTCAGTTACAACTGAAAGAAATTTCTTCATGTCATTAGCACCTTCTACAGGCTTTGTAGAAACTCCATCCATCGCCTGTAGTATGCGCTTCATGTCCATAAATTATCCTAACAAGTGCTTAGTTAGTTGCTTCATGCGAGCCATTTCTGCTGACTCGGCTAATACTGGAGCAGTTGTCTCTACGCTTTCATGTGCGTTCTTCCACATAGCGGCAGCGGCAATCTTCTCACCTTTCTCACCACCACCAGCAGCCTTTGCTACTTTGTCAAAGCTCTTACCTGGCTTGCCAATGTCACCGCCTGCTTTAGCTTTTTTAACTAGTGCTGACTTAGCATCTTTACTCATTCCAGCACTTGGTGCGCTTTCATCATACTTGTCATACTTGTCACGTACTTTGTCTAAGTCTTTACCTTCTTTACCAGCTTTAGCAAGAGCCTTCATTCCGTCCTTGCCATACTTCATAACGCCTTTAGCGGCGCGACTCATTGTGCGTTCAGCTTCGTCGACTTTATGAGCTTTCTTACCAGCACGTAAGTCAGCTAAATCATCAGCTTCTATGTCGCCGTCATCATCTATATCTAATTTCTTTTGATTACCCTTTAGTGCTTCATTAGTTTTTTTAGCAAAAGGATTTTTCTTTTTATCAGCAACAGCTTTTTTCATTGACTCTTTCTTGTTGCCATCTTTGTCCATATCTAAGAAGTCTGGCTTGGCTGCTTCTTTAACTGGCATAGTTTTACCGCCAACTGTTACAGTTTTGTCACCGCTAGCTTTAGCATCACGGACTGCCTTGCCAAATGCATTGCCTTCCTTACCCATCTTTTCGCCTTTCTTAGGCTTGTCTTTTGGCTCCATGCCTTCTTGATAAACACCTTGACCGTAAGTTTCGTCAACTTCTTTATCACGGTTGTCAAATTTTTCGTTGTCTTTCATACCCCAAGTTTTAGCACTCTTAGGTGACATCTTCTGTGCTGGAGCTTTTTCTTTCTTCTCAGCGGCTGATTGTGATTTAGCATGACTCTTAATGCCCTTGCCTGATTTTTCTTCAGCTTCGCCATCATCGTGATAGCTGGTATTTGTATGCTTCATACCAGTGTCAGTTTTAGTTGCTACGCCTGTACGAGTTTTAAATGTATCACCAGTCTTTGATTTTTCATTAAATTCTTCGTCAACTTCTTTATCTTCGTCTTGATCAGGAATACCATTGTTGTTAGCATCCATACGCTTGTGAGCGGCCTTAGTAGCTTTAACTAGAGTTTTATATTTTTCAACTTTATCTTGAACATGCTGTGGAACCACTTTTCCAGCACTAACAACGTGTCCAGCACCACCACAATGTGGACAAGGTTCTTCTTTACCACCTCCGATAACGGCAGCTTCTTTAATCTTACCTGCTTGTGCTTTCTTTAGTTCGGAAATCTTAGCTTTAGCTTCTAGGAGTTTATTCTTTAGCTCTGTCTTCTGATCTTCGTTTACTAGCTCTGCATTATCAAGTTGATGACCATAATCATTAAATTTCATTTCATATTCTAGATAATGATATACGCTGGCGATATAATCAGCGGCTTTAGTAATCTTAGCTTGTACCCAAGATTCCATTTGATCTTCATCTTGTAATTGTTTGAATAACTTTAATGAATAGTTTGCTAATTTAAATAAATCAGCTTTGGCCATAGCGCCTTCACGATCAACTCCGTGATCTGGCATAATATTTTGTGGTTGCATTTGATCTTGCATTTTGTAAACTCCGTTGTCTTTATATATTTAGCGTCTTTTGATTACTGCGGCTTCATTTGCAGGGCCACCAAAAAGACTTTTACTCTTAATGTCTAATCCGTTTTTAGCTGTACCATCGCTGTTTTTAGGCTGTACAACCTTGGGTTGTGGAGGTGCCTTAGTACCTGATCTGCCACCCCATGGGTTTCCGATGTAGCTTTTCTTACCACGTGCTTTTCCAGGACTAATGTGTGGAGCATCTACCGTTCCAATACTAGCAGAACTGGTAGCACCTGCGCTAGCTGTTTCTTCTAATGATCTATGTACAGTTGCACCTTTAATCTTTTTAGCAACATTGCTAGCGTGGCTGTGTGATCCAAATGTTTTCCACTTTTTGCCGTTGATATGTACATCATGTGGTACATCAGCCTGCTGTGAATATTGGCGATGTCTACGAGGATCGCCTGCACCAATCCTGTCATGTGCCGCACTATAATCCCAACTATCTGGACCTTCGTCATTCCCGGGAGCAAGACTCATACCGCTGTCGTCATACCCATGACGATTTTCTAATAATTCTTTGGGGCTAAACCCTGTTAAATCTTTAATTTTCATATTTTATTCTCCCCAGTCATATATGGCAAACTAAACCATAGTTTAAACCACTCTGGAGTTCCTGGTTGTATATTTAACTTTTTTTGTAACTGTCCTGTAGCATCTCCAGTTACGCTAATGTTACTACCTTGATTAGCACGATACTCGTGCAGTCTAGCTTCACCGCCTAGTCCGCCCATACCGGACAATATCTTTAATTCTTGTACAGGATCGTTTGGCGCAAGATAACAGTCATCTGGACTGTCTTGATTTAAATCTGCACTGGTAATTCTATACTGTTTCATTATACACCGTGCTTGTTCTTTTTACGTTTAGCAACTGGACTTACTTTATTAATTCCTTGCGGCTCTGTACTCTTATCAGAAGCGATACGTTTACTTTTTAAACCCATATCTTTTTTACTTCGGTTGATAATATCTTGTTCTGCACTAGTGTATGCTAGTGTAGTCAAATGGTTGCCATTCGCACTTCTTTTATTCATCGGATGATGGCTATCTGGACTACCTGCCATGTGTACACCAAAACGATACATGTCATAATAATAGCCAGGAAGATCTGGGTATATGTCCATAGATTTTATTACAGCCGCTTGGCTTTTCTCTAGATTACTAGGTGTACCTTTACCACCACGATTTCCACCGTAGCTATCGCTGTCTTCATTAATAATATCGATTATTTTCATTTTAAACTAGATCTTAAAAACCAACTGTGCTTCTTATGTGCATCTTGACGATCAGCTAGGAAATTGCTTAATCCGTGATCGCCATGTTGTTCAGCCATGTCAAATGTAATACGGAATATTTCTGCCATCTTATCGCTGTCTGCTAATAATTCTTGTAGCATGGCGCTCCATTCTGGTACCGAGTTTTCATCTTCAACACGAGTTAGCATACTAAACTTTTGTAGACTAGCTGGAGTAAAAACTTGCAATGCACGAATTTCTTCAGCAAACTGATCAATGCTACCATACACTTCATCATAGATTCTTTCAAACAACAAATGATGCTGATAGAATAAAGGACCTTCTGTGTTCCAATGAAAGTTTTGTGCCTTAAGTGCAAATGCATATTCGCTAGCAAATGCTGTTTTTAATGCTAAATGATATTTCTCGTCCACGTTAAACTCCGTACTTGTTCTTTTTAATTTTTGCTACTGGTGCATTTTTATTAGTATCGCCCATTTCTTTACTACGATTACCAGACCAGTTTTCAATCTTTCCACCACCGATTTGTTCTGCGGCCTTTTTAACCATTTCAAATTCTTCATCAGTATATGTTGACAACAGCGGGTCTCCGCCTAGCCATGTATCTGCCGCCATCTTTGTAGGATAGTCAGGTGCTCCTGCCAATGCCAACCCCATGCGATAGTTTAAATATGCTGAACCTGAACTAGAGTTTTGATCAGGCATCGTTATCATATTTTTCATTGACGATCTGTATGATTTATTTAATTTTTCAGTATGTCCTTTAGCCTTAGTACCCTGTCCGGTAGTTGTGCCTTCAGCAACTTTTTTAACCTTTTCAGGATACTGATTTAAGTAATGAGCTACTACATCAAAAATAGGAGTAGGATTTCCGTCAACTTCAACAGTAACACTTGGCTTAACGCCCATATCATGGTAGAATGATTTTTTATCCCCTGCCCTAACTGCGGCACGTAAATTAGTAGCACTGGCTAGTCTTTCTGTTTTTGCCCAGTCTATCTGATTAAATTTATAACCACCGTGTTGTTTACCCTGTACACCATTATACTGAGCTAGAGTTTTATACAACCATTCTTCATCAGTGTAAATTTTTAAATGTACATTCTCGCCATTTTCTTCGTAAATTTTACTTGCTAGAGTTAATAAACTTTGCTCTGGGATAACATGTCCTGCAACTTTAGGCCATACAGCGGCCATACATTGTAATTTAATATCGTAAGGCAATGGGTCTTTAGGACCACTAGTTGTTTCGTTAGTGCCCACATACCAAATAGGATTACTAGCACATTGTTCCCAAACATGACGATGTCCTTTATGCGGAGGATTAAAACGACCAAAGCAAACACCGATAGTTTTTAAACTACCATCATGTTCTCCACCTTCTGGCACTGTTTCATATATATTTTCAAATAGTTCTCTTAATCTCATGCTGTTAGTGCTCCGGGTGCCCAACTTGTTGGTACAATTTTAATTGGACCGTACTTGTGATGCTTCTGTGGATAACGGACATGACCTTCACCGTTAGTATCCCAAATTTCCTTTCTTGGCTGTTGTTTAATAGCAACATCAACTTGATCTTTCATCGTTCTAATGCCTTTAATTAAATGTAGAATGGCATCTAGCCCACCTGGATGAGCTTGTATCATATTTACTAGATGTTGCTGTTTTTTTGCACTAACGCCTTTACTGGTCATCCAGTTTGTAAATGTTGCGCCGGTAAT